CTTGAACCGCTTGTCGCTGCCGACCTTCACGGTCGACGTGCTGCCGGTCACGACCTTGGTGCCGGTGTACTTCTTGGACGCCGGGGTGGGGCACGATGCTGCCTTCATGGGTTACCTCCTCTCACGCGTTCCCTGTTCCTATCAGACCACGCTGCGTCTGCACGGCACCGCCGCCACCCAGGCCACGATTCGCCTGACGACTGATCAGTCGTCGCTCGAGCGCGCTGCGTGCCTCGGCGTTGTTGCCGAACGCTGCATCGACGCCTGCGCCCTCGACGCTCAGATCCTGCGTCTCGGTGATGCCCTCGTCGAACAGCGTGCTGTACTCGGACAGTTGGCCGATGCCCTGATCGATCTGCGCGTCGTTGGTCGTCATCGTCGTAATACGCTCGGCCGTGGCCTTGTCCAGTCCCACGCCTGCCTGGCGGCCGATGCCTGCGGTGTAGGCACTGCGGCTCATCCGGTCCAGGTTCTGCGTCATGTTGTTGGGGTCGAGGAAGAACGCAGCGAGCGCCGAGTCGCCGTTGCCGACGCCGTAGAAGTCGCTGAATGCCTGGCGGATGGCCGGGTTGGTCGACTGCACACGGGCCCAACTCTGCCCGACGCGCTGCTCCAACTCCACGGTGGAGATGCCCTTCATCATCAACCCCTGCAGGTCTTCGGTGTCGTTGTCGTAGAACTCGGGCGGCAGTTGCGCCCCCTGCAAGATGCGCTTGGCTTCCCGCTCGTACTCAATCACCGTGGCTGCCGTTGGCGGTCCCGTGAATCGACCGGCCCGAGCCTCCGACTTCAAGAACTCCACGGCCGGGAAGCGACGCTTGTACTCGTCGGTCTGCTCGATCTCGAACTCCAACGTGGCTTCGCTGATCGAGTTGTTGATGATGCGATCCCACAGCCACCCGCTCGGCGCGCCTGACGCGTCCACCGAGTACAGCCCGCCGAGACGCAGTTCACCAAGCATCGACGACAGCAGGCTGAACAGGCGACGGTTTTCGGTTGTGTTGGCCTGCGGCGAGTTGGGGTCGAGCGTCGGCTGCGCGCCCGGCGTCTCGGGCGTCAGCGGTGCCTCGGCGCCCGTCGGAGGCGTTTCCGTTGCAGGCGTCGGCTCCGGCGTCGGCTCCGGCGCAGGTGCAGGCGATGGTGCAGGCGATGGTGCAGGCGTAGACGGCCGAGTGGTCGAGGTCGTCGGCCGAGTCGTCGTCGGCTGTGACGTCGGTGCTGTCGGCCGCTGCGTTGGCGTGCCGAACATCGAACCACCCGGCAAGGGCGACGTCGGTGACGCTGGCCTGGTGACCGGCACCTGGCCCTCGCGCAGACGACGCAGTTCGGCTCCTGACGGAGCGCCCGACGATGACCCGCTCGGTGGTGTGTTCTTTGCCATCTCAGCCTCCGAAGAACATCGATCGAATACGCATGATCGCAGCCGTCGTCAGATCGCGTGCACCCTTGGTGTTCTGCCACTCGGACGTCCGACGTGCGTTCTTGATCAGTTCGTCGTTCGTCGCTGCCCGCATGGCACCGTTCGGTTCCTTCGTGACGACCATGCTCTGCCACTTGCTGTTCATCAGGTCCACCGTTTCTGCCGGAACCTCCAACTCACGAGCGATCAGATCACGGCTCGGCAACAGCACATCTCGCACCGTCATGCCAGCGTCCAACTGCGGGGCCAGCCAGGCGAACTGCGTCTTGGCCTGGCTCAGCAGAATCGACTGGATGCCGTCCTGGGTCAGTTCGCCCGATGCCACACGCCGTGCGTAGTCGCGCGTCGTGTCCTCGGAGATCGTGATGAGCTGTGCAGCAGCCATCTTGCGAACGGCCTCGGCCGCTGCGGTGATCTGGCCTGCCTGCACCGTGGACCAGTCACCTGCCCCCGCCACGATGTAGTCGGTGACCATGTCGGCTGACCAGTTGCCATCAACGACCGCCTTGGCAAGCCCCTTGATCTGCTCGTCGTTGAACGGCACGCCCATCGACTTGACCTGGTTGCGGATGGTTGCCTCGGCCTGGGCGTACTGCTGTGCCGTGCTACCACCGCCACCGCCGCCACCTCGATAGCCGCCGCCTCCTCCTCCGCCTTTGAGAAACCACGCATCCCAGATGCCTGCACGTTGCAATGCATCTGCTGCGCCCTCAGCACTGGATCGGTACGTCCAGGCGATCTCCTGAATCTGCGACGCGTACTCAGGGAGAACCGCTGCGATCTCCTTGGCGTAGTCCGCCTCCGGTGAGTTCCACCACTGGTCGTAAGTCTTCCATGACTCGTCGTACCGTTTGCCCGGACGAAGCACGCCATCATCGGCCGGCTTCTCCTGACCGACGTTACGCGAAGGCGGCCGTGGAGTTGTCGGCTGATTCCTCGGTCGCGTTGGACGTGGCGTTGGGTTCCCCGGCGTTGGGCTAGTTGGCGATTGCGGTTTCGGCGCCATATCAGTCGATCCCCAGCCACTTCTTCATCTGCCGATTGGTCGACATGCCCATGCGACCTTCGATCTCCGGCATCATCACGTCCGTCACTCCCTGCTCGAACTCCGCCTGCGTGAATCCCTTAGTCGGCGCTTCGCTCATCCACGGCTCTGCATTGACGCCGTACGCATCGTCCACGCGGCCTGTCTGCAACTCGCGCAGGTATTGCCGCACCTGGACATACTCGTCCGGCGTCAACCGTCGGCCCAACGTATCAAGCGCCATTCGATCCGCAGCCGCCTGAGTCGAACTCAGCGCGTCTTGAAACTTTGTCATCCGCTCCTCGGTCAACCGTGTGCGCATGACGTCTTCGCGCTGCTTGAACTCCACAGTCTTCTGCTCGAGCCATCGAGACACGGACATGCCGTTCCCCTGCGCGTACGTGTCACGCACGGCCATGACCATCGCCTGCTGGAACACCGGATCGTTGGCGTAACCGTCCTCGTACTGCATGTCTTGCATGACCCACTGATCGGTCTGCGCGTCGTAGCGCATATCGGTCATGTAGCCAGCGTTGGCGAGCAACGACTGCAGGTTGCTGACCTCGTTCTCGTTGAGGCCGAACGCCCAGTCCAACATGCCGCCGACCGTCGTTCGACCGATGATCTTGCCGGACGGCAACTCGCGCTGCGACACACGACCGACACCACCAGGTGCCGAGGTGAACACGCCTGGCAGGTTGCCCGCGCTGATCGGCGCATCCTGCAACTGCGGGTCATTGATGTCGATCTTGCCGGTCCGCAACATCGACGCAAGATCGCCTGGATCGATCGTCTGCACACCATCGATGAATGGGTTGGTGTCAGCGGCTGAAACGCCTGCTGTGGCGTTCTCGGTTGCTACAACCTGCGGTGCCACGCCTGCCTGGTTCGTCTGCGTGTACGCCGAGTTCGTGGTTCGGTAGTCGTTCTCCTGTAGCTGCGACCACTTCTCACCAAGATCCGTGAACGTGAACTGGCCTGCCATCGGATCGCCAGCCGTAAGGATGGCATCGACCGGCGTCTCTGCTCGCTGCGTCTCGCTGAACTTGCGACCGGGCTCGCTGGTCACCAACTGGATGTACGGCCGCACATCGAGCGCAGTCAGCACCGAGCCGTTCATTGCCTCCTTCGGTAACGCACCGACGATCAGGCGCGCCAGCGCCTTCGTCTCCATCGCCTCGGGTGCGCCCATCTCAGCAGCGACGAACGGCTCTTGGATCAGCCCCTCGATGATCGCGCGTGCTTCATCTTCCGAGACCGGCTTGATGCGCGTCGACTGCGTTGGCGCATCCCATTCCGCCTTGGCGCGTGCAAGCAGCGCCGGATCGAGAGAGATCCGTTCAGCGATCTCTTTGCTTGTCCACGGAGTGAGTTCTTCCGCCATACGTCACCTCAGTCCAGATCAGCTTCGGGCCGGATGATAGCCAGGTAGAACGAGCGCAACTCCGGCCGTCGGACCAGCATGTCGTCCATCAGCCGCTCGAACGTCGACTTCGCCTGCTCCACTGCGGCACGGCCACGCGCCGAGCCATCTTCCCGCAGCGTTGCCAGAGCGATCTTGTACTGATCCCACATCGTCATGATCTCACGCAGACCTTCCATCTGCGGCGATGGCGGAGCCTGCGGGTCATACACCACCGTGCGCATCTCGTCGATGACCTTCGCTCGTCGCTGCCGGCCATCGCTGCTGCTCATCTGCTCGTCGAAGATGGGGTGCGCCGCTCGATACGCCGTCGACACCGACTGCCAATACTGGTTCGCCCGCTCGACGCCCGCCTCGTTGCCGGCCATCTTCATGCGGTCTACCGCATCGAGGTACTGCTTCCTCAACGCGAAGTAGCGAGGCGCTGCTTCCTTGTACTTCAGTTCGGACAGAAACTCGTCGGGAGTCAACTTGCGCCGCAGACCTTCGATCAACTGCTGGTCGTATGCGTACTGCGACCGCTCGTCGCCCTTCTCGGCCACCGGCAGCAGCCACGGCCCAGCGAACGGCATGGCCCGCAGGTAGTCGCTGTGCTCGCTATAGAACTGCACAGCCTTCTCAGTGGTGGGCAGCGACACGCCGCTGGTCGATTCGGTCTTGCCCACCGTCAGCGCAACCGGGTTGACGATGTCGAACAGGTTGGCATCCTGGTTCAACTCGAGGAACTTCACCGTGCCTTCGTCGATGCCAAGTTCTCGGATCAACGTCTGATACTGGCTGTTGAGGATGTCTCGGGGATCCTGGGCCCCGAACCCCGTCACGCCCCCCGTCTCGCCGGTGATCAACGCCTGTGGCGGTCCCGGCGTGAAGAACCCAGCGATGGCCTGGCTGAACAGAATGACGCGAGCGTGTTCACGAGTGCGACGCAAGAACTCGTCCCGCATCTGTGCGTTGGCGTTGTCCGGCAGACCGTCTCCAATGGCGTCGAGATGTGCCATTGCGCTCATCATGGCCGAGGCGTAGCGGACGTTCGTCTCGTCTACCCGGCCCATTGCGCCCTGCATGACGCCGTCCCACAGGTTGGTCAACGAAGTCGGGATGATGTGTTCGAGGGCGTTGCGCCCTGCGGCGTAATCGCCCAGCAGCGCACGCTCGACCGGCGCCAGATCAGCAAACATCCATGTCGCCAGGTCCATCGGCACCGATACGAACGGCGAGAACGATGGCGTGCCGAATCGCTCCGACAGACCAGGGAACATCGACGACGTGGGCGACTGGAACATCGTGCCGATCGCAGCAACACCGACACCAGGCATCGCCTTCGACAGCGTTTCCACCAGCAATCCCGAGCCGGGGTACACGAACCAGTCCTGGCCCTGCTCGTCCTGGCGCACGATGCCGGCCGTGCGTAGCCCCATGTACGTCAACTGCGCCTTGCGGATCACCGTCGGGTCATCAAGGATCGTGCGGCCCCACCGTTTCAGGAAGTTCTCCTCGGCGTACCAGAACGGCAGCAAACCCCGACCGTATTCAGCGAACTGGGTGCGCACCTTCTGCGAGTCGATGAACGGCATGATGTCGCGCAGCGCCGCCTCGGCCGCCAGATTGCCCGCTGCGTCGTTGGCGTGACGAACCTCCTTGGCGTGTGCCGCAATCGTCCGAGCCTCGTCCAACGTCAACTCGCTCTCGCGAGTCGAGATGCCGCCATAGCGGTACTGCTCGGCGACATAGCGGTTCCATGAGGCGTACAGCCGATCGGGGTCGTAGATCGCACCAACGGGCAGCAGCCGCTCCATCTGGGCCAATAGGTCACGTTCGACGGTGCTGCTGTTGGCAATGCCCAGCAGACGATCCGCCAACCGTTCGTCAAGCAGCGCCTGGGGCACCGCCGAGTTGAGCGGGATGCCTTGCAAGAGCTGATTCTGCAACTGATTCATGTCGGCCAGCGTCGTGCGCAACATCTGCGACGCTGCACCGCTCTGCGGCAGAGCATCAACGCGCGTCTCGATGGCTTCCTTGATGCGCCGCCATGTTGGGCCCACCTCATCGGCCGACAGCGACCGCAGCCATGCCATCGACTCACGCGTGCCCCACTTCTCGGCACCGAAGCCATCGATCGTCGCCATGCGGCGCACGACGTCACTGACCTGTTCGATCTGCGCTGGGTCAGCGACGATCCGGCTGTGCAGGGCGCCCGCCAGACTCTGCATTGCCCGACCCGCCAGGTCTGGGTCAAGCATCCACTGGTTCGCCTGCTTGGCGAAACGGTACCGCTGAGCAAAGAAGTGGAAGGCCATCGGCCGACGCACGACGGCATCGATCGATGGACCGATGACCTCGTCAAAGCCGTAGCGCACGATCTTCTGCCAGGTGTTCTCTTTCAGCGGTTCGAGCAGCGGACCGATAGCGAACTGCGGACCGCCGTGCGCCTCGTCGGGAACGTGCGTGTCCTTCGAGCGGTAGACCGGCACCCAGTCCGGCGACGGTTCCAGCCGACCACGAACGGTGATCATCTCTGCCTTGCGTTCGTGACGGAGGATGCCCCGGATGCCATCGAACGTGTCTTCGATCATGGGACCGATCAACTGCCACATCAGATCGTTCGGCTCATAGGTCAAGGACGCTGGCTCCATGAACAGCCCGTCGCCGTACTTGACCTTCCTGCCGCGCTCATCAACAAACGTCGACTCGGGGTACAGATCCTCGCCGTCCCGAACCTCGACGATCTCCTTGTTGTCCTTGCCGTAGCGATACACACGGGACTTCCGCACGGTCTGCTCGGTGCCGTCCTCGGCTACGACCACTCGCTCGTCGAACCGCGCACGGTGCACCTCGCGGCTCTTCTTGCCCGTCATCTGCTTGATGTGCGTCCACATCCGGTCGGCGTACGCCTCGGCCGCATCGGGGTTCTGCAGCGTGCTTGCCAACTGCACACGGTCCTTGACGTACTTGCGGTCCGCTGTCCAGATGGCCGGCAGCTCGGTGCCCGGGCGGGTGGCAATGGGCCGAATCTCCGACGTCAACGGCTCGCGTGCGTTGGTGGCATCCATGCGCATCTGCGCCAGATCGTCCAGCATCGCCTCGTCCTGCGTTGCAGCCCGAATCTGCATCCGCTGGGCCAGCGGGCTCATCACGCTCGTCGATCGGTTGTCCGTCACCGCTCGAGGGACACGCACCGCAAAGACCTCGGGAACCTCCGGTCCCACCTTGCCGTGGCGAGCCATGAGGTTCTTCATGGCCTGGTTCAGTTCTCTCACCAATGCCTGATCGGCAAACAGCATGTCGAGGTCCGGCAGGCTGTCGGCCGGATCAGGCTGTGTGAAGTACCCACGGATAGCTGGGCGGCTCGATTGCACCACCGCCGAGTCGTCGATCAGATCGAAGCCGAAGAACTTGCCGCCCCGCCGATAGACCATGTCCATCTGCGTGAGGTACATATTCACCAGTTCGGCCCGATGCTGCAAAATCTGGGAGGCGTTGCCGATGCCTGCCGCCCGAGCCAACTCGCTCACCAGCAGGTCGGCCAGATCGCCAGCGTTGCGCGCCTGCTCGCCCTCGTACATCGGCGGCAGCGAATCCCACATGGCACGCACGGCCTCATCGGGGATCATCAATGCTGCATCGGGTCGGTAGACCGTGACGTTGTCGTATTCGGCATGGTTGGAGCCACCCGGCGATTGGAACGACAGTGCCGCTCGTTCCTGCACGGTCGTGTTCTCAAAGTGCCCGGCCAGCAGCGCACGCACGTCGGCGTCAGCCTCGTCGATGTTGTTGTACAGCCGGTAGGTACGCATGTCACCCTGCTCGACGGCCAGACGGCGCGCCTCGTCGGCCAACGCCTGCTCGGCGTCCAACGCAGCCTGACGCTGGTCGAAGCTCGCCAGCAGGGCCGGGTCGACATCGCTGCCCGCCTGCTTGGCCTCATCCAGTGCTGCCTGCCGCTCCTCTTTCAGCATCTTGCGTGCTTCGTCTCGCTGGATGCGCGCCAGACGACGAGAGGCGTCGGCGCTGTTCGGGCCGTACAGCGTCTGTGGCGACGTGTACAGATGGTTCATCAACTGGCGCTGGTAGTCGTGCTCATCGACACCTCGGCGCATCGCTGCTGCAAGGCCATCCTGCACACGCCCGATCGCCTCTCGCACCCCTTCATCGACCAACGAGTTGGCCGTGTCGAACATCGGCGGAAGATCAGGCACCGTGTTGAAGGTTGCTGGCGACGGCAGGATCTCGCCCGTGCGCGTGTAGGCCCAGACCTCGTTCTTGACCTCGTCGGGCATGTCCCTGCGCCACTTGCGCACATCGGCCACGACCTCGGTGTACCGAGCCAACACGGCATCTGTCACGTCACGCACGTCATCGAGCATGATCGGCCCCGTCTCAGGCAGCCGGTTCTTCACGAGCGCGAAGAACGGGTCTTGACGAGCCACGGCTTCCAACGTCACGCGTGCGATCTTCGGGTCGTTGGCCGTGAACCCGAGCAGCAGTTCACGCACCAATGAACCGTCGATCCGTGCGGCCTCGTCCAAGAAGCCAGCCACCTCGTCGTACGTCAGCGACGACGGCAGCACTCGCGACAGCACCTCGGTTGCTACGCGTCGCCCGCCCTCGTCGAGAGCGATCGTGTTCAACACGCCCTGGTGGGCGGCGTAGTTGAACATCGGGTCACCAATGATGCGTTCGTGTCGCTTCCAGCCGCCACGCATCGCCACGGCCCGCACCGTCTTGGTGCCGCCCTGGCCGTCAGGCACCTCAAACGTCTTCAAGTCGCTGCGGTTGTAACTGCGCTCGAAGTTGCCTGCCTCGGTGGCCGACACCTCGCGCATGAGGATGGTCTGGAACGTCTTGGCGAACTGCTCACCTGCTTCCACGGTGTAGTCGTTCACACCGCCGGCCAGCAGACGTCGCCACGATGACGGCGACCCCATCAGCAGCGTGTCGGCGTAGTCCGCAATGTTGAACCATGCCTTCTCGGACGTCGGGATCATCTTGGCGAAGCGCCCCTGACGGGTCATCGCGCGCCGCAACTCGATCTCCGATGCACCGGCTGACAACTGCCGACGAGCGTCGCCACCGATGCGATCGATCATCCGATCGATCGTGCCCTGTACGCCGAATCCGCCACGGCCAGGCACCTCGATGCCGGAGCGCAGCGTCACCTGCATCGATTCCGGCGTGAGCCAATACTGCAAGTTCTCGGCGAAATCGCTCATGCGCCGCTGCATGGGTGCGCCCCAGTCGAAGCGGTTGAGCATCCGTTCAACCGGGCGCATGATCTTCGGCAACGGGCCCTGCGAGTACAGCAAGGCTTCCTCGGCGGTGAGCGCACCCTTGCCCACCTTGGCTGCACCCAACTTCTCGACCTTCTCGATCACGTTGCGCCAGGCTCGGTAGCGACCGACGTACTGCCCGCCCATGTTCTCGACGATGGAGCCAAAGCCTCCACGCAGCATGAAGTTGATCCACTCTTCGCCCGCTGCACGGGGAATGAACGCCATGCGCAATAGCACGGCAGGCTTCCAGACCTGATTGATGAACGAGTCGAGCACCTTGACGTCGGTGATGCCCATGACCTGCGACACGAACCCAGCACGCGTCAGCTTGCGCAGGTCGGTGAGGTTCGGCATCATCAGGAACTGCGCCGAGTCGTCCAACAGCGGTGACGTGACCATGCGACGGCCGTTGATGTAGGTGCGATCGACGACGCCGCCCAGGCCGTAGGCGTGCTGTGCGTGCAGTAGGAACTTGTCGACGAACTCCTCGCCGCCCTTCAACGAGCGCATCCCGGCAATCGTCAGGCCGTTGTCCAACGCAGTGAGCATTGCTGCTCCACGCAGGTGCCCGGTCGGGTGCTTGATGATCTCGTCGAACCACATGCGCCGCATGTACTCGGGCATCGAGGTCAACCGCAGTGCTTCCACGAACTGCCGGATGTTCTCCGGCGCACCTTCGCCCATCAGTTGGATGCCTTTGGTGGGCGAGATCATCGTCGTTGCCATCTGCATCGTGGTGCCGACAGCGTGCGACGTACGAGGCAACACAGTCGCAACCTTCCGACCGAGTTGACGCGCCCCAGGGTTCAGCTCCTTGTACAGCGCGTACTCGTCCAAGAACGATGCCGCCCGTTCTTCGATCGGCAGCGCCAACGTGCGCTGCGCAATGTCAGACAGTCGATCGGTGATGGCCGAGAACTCAGACGTCTTGCGCTGTAGCGGACGACCGTTCTGCGCAATCGACAGTTGCAGATCCTCGAGGAACTGAATGTCGTCGTCGGGCAGCAGGTCGTGCTTGCCGAGACGGTTGGCGAAGTCGAACATCACGTCGTTCAACCTGGCCGGTTCGTCGGCCAACACATCCCATCCGGTACGGCCTGGCGCCAAGTAGTCCCTGTTGTTCGCCACCACCTGCAGGAACGGGATGTCCTCCTGCACCGGCCGATGCAGTCGAAGATGGGCGGGCAGGCCGTCCATGACGCGATTGACGCCCGAGGCTTCCATCTCTTTCAGCATCTGCCTTTCCGACCGAATGTCGGTAAGACCGCTGGAGAAACTGCGAAGGGTGCCGCCAACGCGAGCCCACGCCTCGTTGCGGTAGTTGAAGCCTTTGAGCATCAACTGACCCTTGTTCCGGTAGGTGCCGATGCCGGACAGGATGGACTTCATGTCCTTTACGTCCTTGACGTACGCCCGGATGTGTTCGGCGCCGAACTCCGTCGGACCGACAACGCCCTCACGCAGCAAGTTCTCTCGATAGGTGCGCAGCCCCTCCCACAGCGACACGTTGTCGGTGCCAAGGCGACGGGCCATGTCCCAGTTGTCAGCCACCACAGCCTCGGCCAACTTGGTGTGCAAACGCTTGACCGACGGAACGTTCTGGGCAATGTCCATGAAGCGGTCGATGCTGAACGCATCGTCGATCACTTCCAGCCCGAGACGGCGGAACTTCACCATCTCGTTGACACGCCCGAGCACGAGGAACGGGTCCACGGCGATCTGGAACAGAGCGTCCGATCCGCCCGAGATCATCGTGTAGACCGCGCTGTCCTTCTCGACCCACGGCAACGCATCGGCAATGTCACGGCCAATGCTGATCTTGCCGTTCTGCAGTTTGTTGACGGCCTCCAAGAACACCGGCTCGGTCATCAGCTTCTGCAGCGACTGCATCACGCGCTGATGTTGCTCGGAGTTGGGCTGTGCGATGCCGTCGGCAATGCGCACCAGTTCGCTCAGGTACGAGTTGTTCCGCTGCTCGGGAGAGGTCCCCTGCGCGCCAGCCACTTCACGAGCAATCTCGTAGATCGATCGCTCGGAGATGTCGGCAATCTCCACAGCCAACGTCTTCAAGCGCGGGTCGCCCAACAGCCCTTCGGCGTAGCGGCTGGCGGCGCGATCGAACGACCGCTCGCCCTCGCGTGTGTCCATCCACGCACGCCCGAAGTCCATCGGGTTGAGCGGATCAGCAAGGATCGAGCCTGCGGTCGCACCTGCCAGGCCGGCAGCGCCCAACGACCCAAGCGCCACCAACGACATGCCGCCCGTCGGGATGGCTGCCAATGCTGCGCCAATGCCGATGACTGCGCCAGCCAGGCCCGCCCACTGCTGCCCATCGTCCATCGTGCGGATCGCTCGGTAGATGTGCGCAGGCTGATCGCCCAGCCATGCCAAGCCCTGCAGGGCGGGTTGCCAGATCGGCTCGGTCAACTGACCCAAGCCTTTCAGGGGAGCAGCGACGATCTGAAACGGCAACTTCAACGCATCGCCCAGCATGTCGGTGACGCCGTACTCGTCAACCTTCTGCGGCTGATAGCCCTGCTGCGTGAGGGCCATCTGTTGCGCTCGAGGTAACCGTGCCCACACCATGCGCTGCATCGCTGGAGTCATCGACTCCACGTTGCTGCGCAACTGGTCGGCCGCCATCATGCCTGCCAGCGCAAACGAGTTGGTACCCAACTGGTCCGTCGAGATCGGCAACGACGCCATCCGCATCGCCAACTGCGCGTCGTTGCGCACCAATGGGTTGATGCTAGTTACCAGCCGGACTCGGTTGTTGATGTCGATGTTCTTCTGAACCGCTGTGATCAGTTCGGACTCAGGGTTCCAGTTGCTCCAGTCGGTCACGCCCGACTCCTCTGCGCCAAGTCAGCGAAGTACGGGTCGCCGGTGGCGCGCGAGAGTTGCATCATCATGTCGGTCAACGGGCTGCCGTACGGACGCGACAGCATCTCAGGGCCACCTCCCGGTCCGATGCGCAAGCCTGCCGTCACGGGTTCGCTCGGTCGTGCCGTTGGAGCCTGTAGCAGACCACCGCCACCACGCAACTGCTGCGCGATCGCCATCAGGTCGGGCTTGGCCGACGTGGTCATCTGCTGCGCTACCGGCTGCGGGGGTTGTACGGCTGGGGCCGTAGGCCTCGATGCTTGGGGGCGCATCGGTGCCGATACGGGTGGCCTTGCGGCCCCAGCACGCACATTGGGTGCAGGCATTTGCCGTGCGAACTGTTCCTGCTTGATGCCCTGACCGTAGCCGGTGCCGGGCACTGCCTGGATGGGTTGAGCGGCCATCCCGCTCTGCGTCTTGCGCTTCCTCGGCATCTCAGCCTCCCATGACCTGCATCAACTGACGCATCCGCTGAACGTCACCTGGCACCTCGATCTGCTGCTGCTCAGGCGGTGCGATTGCGGGGGACGGCTGCTGCAGCGCCCCAGGGCCACCGGCCATGCCAGGCATGGATTCGGGCGGTGCCACCATACCTTCCGGCGCAGGCGGTGCGGGGGTGGCCTGACGCTCACGCATCATCTTGTCGGCCTTCTCGACGGCGGTGAAGATGTCCTCACCGCTGGACAGTTCACGACGGATCATCGCCGCCACGGGCAACGGCATCTGGCCGGTTGCCAACTGCTGGATGATCGACTGCTTCAACGCCTCCTCGAACTGCTCTTCGTCGACCAAAGCGCCCTCGGCCTCGGGGTCGTTGATCCACGGGTGCTTCTGGCGGAACGTGCGACGGCTGATGGTGCCGGTGCCCAGGAGGGAGCCGAGGATCTGCGTCTGCTGGACGACGTCGGCACCAGCAATGGCGTACGACACGGTGTTGTCGAACGTCTCGATGTGTTCCTCGGGCGTGAACGACACACGGCCCGGATCGTCGGGCCAGCCCGAGAACAGAACGTACTTCTGATCGGGCCAATAGCCCTTGTAGGTCGCCAGGATCGCATGGTTCAGATGCGGCATGTACGCCTCGCTGATCTCATGCAGTTCTTGCACGCGATGGTCGATCGCCATGCCAGCGAGCGCGTTGATGCCAGCGCCGGTGCGCAGCGCGCCGTACGTCTCGCCCCCCGTTTGGGGGACAAGGCCGGTGGAGACACGGAAGTTGCGCTCCAAGCGGTCGATGATCTGGCCGGTGCGCTGGTCGGGCGTGTTGCGCAGCATCCCGATCGACTCCACGTCGAGCACCATGTTGATCTCGCCCTCGCGCCCGTCTTTCCACTGGCCGCCGACGACCTGCGGCATCCCGCTCTGCCGGCCGATTGCGTACATATCGGGGAAGATCGCCTTCTCCTGGGCGACGATGTCCAGCGCCATCAGCTTCGCCTGCAGATCGACGTTGCCGAGCATGGAGCCGATGCGGCTGGCGATCTTGCCGAGCGACACGTTGTGCGGCACGACGGCCGGAACGATCCCTGCCCGGTTCGGATACGCAGGACTCAACTGCATCCACGGTGCCGACATCTGGCGGCTGTAGTAGGTGTTGACGTAGTCACGCACCGGGCCGACGATGCCGAACACGACCTGGTCCAGATCGAACCACTCCACGCAGTCCCACATCTCGTGGGCCTCCATCGGCGGGATCGGCCCACCCTGCTCGCTGCGAGCGCGTGGATACAACCGACGCAGGTGCTCGCCCGAGTGGCGCGTGATGAACGCGCAGTAGTCCGGTGGCCGCAACTGCTCGTTGGCCTGCGGCTCGACGAGCGAACTCAGCGGATCACGGACCTCGATGCGGGGCATCTTCGTCTCGAAGTCGGGCACCACGACCAGCGAGCCGGTGTGGTACGCCGCCAGTTGCCGGTAGAAACGGCGACGACCGAGCAGCCACTTCGATTCGTGGTACGTCGCAGCGATGATCTTGCGCCGGGTCGTGGCGTACGCACGCGAGCGACGGCCCGTGTCCTTCGACGAATCGATGGCCGGCGAGTACACGGTCGGCCGCACGCTCGACGCGCGCATCGCCATCGAGTCGACGGCCTCACCGATCAGCGCCGGAGTCAGCGGAGGCAGCCGTGGCTCGTCGTTCAGCGACGGCATGGGGATCACCCAGTCGCCGTCGTACCGATCGAGCACGTCCTTCATCCGCAGCAACGTCGGGCCCTGGATGCGTTGCAGATCCAGCACGATCTGCACGATCTCGTCGAAGGTTCTCACAGGCGCGCTCCAATGGGGATGATCAGACTGTTGCTGGTCTGCTTCCACGGTACCGCTCTTGTCTGCCACTGGCCGGTATTCGCCGCACCCAGATCGGTCCGCTTGTACCGCTGGCGCCACAGAATCCACACGAACCACAACGCCATCACCCGGTCCTGGCGCAACTTGGTGCCGCGCTTGCCGGGCTTCCACGCACGCAACTGACGGACCAACTCCTCCATCTCGTTGCGGGTCAGGTCGTCGTCGGCCCACGGGATGACGATCTCTTCGCGCAGGAACGACTCACACATCGACGCCACGCCGATGTTCTCGTCGTACTTGTTCCAGCCCGTCAGGTGCTCGCGCAGTGCGAAGCCGTAGTGGGCCTGCATGTCCAGCAGGCGCTCGTCGCGGGCCAGGCCGCGCTGGAAGTTCATCGACTCCACGACGACGTCGGTGACGTAGCCACTCAGGTTGCACCAGGCCACCACGTCGTTGACGCACTGCATGATCTGCTCGTTGCGCTGCAGGCCGGCGTCCTCACGAATACGGCGCACGATCAGTTGGCCCTCGGGTGTTGCCTCGCACGCGATGACGCAGTTCTGGCCGCCGAGCGCCGGGTCGAGGCCGACGTAGACGATGTTGCCGGGGGTGACGTTGTGCTTCAACGACAGCAGCGGGTTCTTGCAGCGGTCGATCATCTCGTCGGTGAACACCCGATCGGTGTTCGACGCGCCCGGCTCCTGCATGTAGTTGCGGTCCCACGCCTCCTGGCCGACCTTGCGGCGCTGGCGATCCAACTGGTCGAGGTTGTACCGCTCGGGCCACAGCGCCTGCTGCTCGCCGGTGATCGGATCAGTGCGGATGGCCTTGAACTTGATGACCTTCAAGATGCCCGACAACGACTCGTCGTTCGCCAAGCGGCTGTAGATGTCGTCGTCGCCCACGCGCGTGCCCGCAATCGTGGTGATGCCGTACTCGCCGGGACGCGACAGGGCGTCTTGGCGCAGCCACTCCTCCATCGAGTCGGTCAGGTTCAGCGTCTTGGTGGACTGGAGGTCGTCGATGTGCAGATGGTCGGTACGGGTCGAGACGATCTCGCTCTTGAAGCCCAGCGCCTGCATCGAGTAGTCACGTTCGTCGTGTGACGACTTCTTGAACACGTTGAAGTAGCCCGAGCCCCACGGTTGGGCGATCATCCGGTCACGGCCCTGGCCGGTCGGCGGCTTGAACGGACCCCAGTCGTTGACGTACTGCGGGTACGGGCCGTCCGGTTCCATGCGTCGCTTCACGCGCTCGAGGATCTTCTGTGCGATGCGCAGGTTGCCACCGGCCACGGTCATACGTCGGTCGGGGTGCCGGGCCAACGTCTCGGAGGCGTAGTTCTCGTAAGTGGTGGTCTTGCCGTGCTCGGGCGGCCACAGCGCCATGAGGATGTTGCCCGGAGGCAGGTTCTCCAACTCCTGAATGAACAGCAACTGGAACCAGGCGTACGACATGCCGAAGTACCGCTCGGCGAACTCGGCGTGCCCGCCCGAATACTCGCCTCGGAGCACGTTCTTGCCCGCTCGGGCGACGTCAACGCGTGCAGCGAACGACCGGTCACGGTTGCGCCACTGCTTGTAGGCGTTGCGGCCCACGCCGACCTCGGCCAGCGCCTCGTCGATGGTGCTGCCGGTGCCGATCAGCTCGATGAAGCGGTCCTTGCGGCGGTTCGCCTCAATGGACTTGCCCTGATATGCCTTCATCGTCTCGTAGCGACGGGCTTGGGGGTCTTCCTTGGGCTTGGTACGCAGGTTGGCCCACGGATCATCGACTACATCGGTCATCGCGGGGACTCTACACGCCTACTTCTTGCTTCGGTTCCGTCCCCGGTTGGCCGCAGGGGCTTCACGCACCAGTTTCCCGTCCTTGGTGTGCGACAGATCAGGCCCGCCCTTGCCCATCATGCCCCGTTTGCGGCGCTCGGCAGCCAGTTCAGCCCGCTTGGCCCGCTGATCGGGTTTCTGGCCGAACTTGGTGTCGTACGCAGCCTTCTTGCGGCGCGATTCGGGGTTGGCGGCGTACGCACGCGCCGACTTGCGGGGGTTCGACGCTGGCCGAGGGGCCATCACTCGTCCAGTGGATCGGCCGCCAACGCCGAAATCGACGGGTCGACGCTCTCCAGGGCCGCCAGCACCGAGTCGGCATCGATCGGTGCGACGATCTTGGACTTCGCCACCACGAATCCGGCGAACCGTTCGGCGCCGCTGGACGTATCGCACAGCGTGCCGAAGACCTTGGTGCCTGCAACGGAGAACTCGATGACGGTGATCATGGTGCGGTGAACCCCTGGGCGTTGACGTACACGGCCGCTGCCGTGGTGATGCACGCGAAGTTGAGCGCAGCGTTGGCGGTCGTCTTCAACGGGTTCTGGAACAGGATCTCGCTCATCGGAGCGTTCGCCGGCAGATGGCCTCGCCAGATCACCGTTGCGCCGTCCTTCAGCACCACTTCGGTCGCCGTGGCCGAGTTGTTCGACAACTGCATGGAGGTGATGTAGCGGCGCAAGCCAGCGCCAGCCGCTGCCGCAACCACGACATCAGTGGTGTTGATGACGCCGCCCGACGCCGCTGCGTAGGACCACTCCAGTTCGGGAATCTGCCACGGCCGGGTCACCAGCACGCCCTGGAGGGTGGTGATCATGTCGGCCACATCGCCGGTGGCGACCGTTGCGTACGCCGCCGAGAGTGCTCGGGCGGCAATGCGCATCGGGTTGCCGGACAGCACGGCGTCATGCGCCGTCGGACCAGCGGCGACGACTTGGCCGATTGCCGTGGTCGCAGACGGAGCGCCCGTGAGTTGCACGCCGATGGCCTGGCCCTGGACGTTCTGGCCTCGGCCAGCGGTGATCTCGGCCGTCAGTTCGGCGTAGTCCTGCACGGAGACGAACTGCAACTGCAGGTTGATCGCTGCAGGTGCCGCACCGAGCGCCACGCGACCGGAACCAGCGACGTAGGTGCCGCCGAACACGGTGCCGGTCAACTCGATGGTGTTGGCGTCGACGACGCTGATGGCGTAGTTGCCACGCACCGCCGTGTTGATGCCGTTCACCACGTTGACGACACCGTTCAGGTCTTCGACCCAGACGGTCGGCGTGCCGGTGTAGCCGTGCGCCGTGCTCGTCAGGCGGATCACGCCGCCCGTACCAGCGACAGCGCCGCTGATCGTGCGCCAGGCCGCATGGTTGAGCGACCGGATGCGCAACTTGTACAGCGCGTTGGGGTCGGGAATTTGCTGGTGGCGGACGTACGAGTTGACACGACCGGCCGTCGAGTCGATCGCCCGTGCATGGAAGTACGCCTCGTCGGCAAACGGTTCCAGTTCGAGGCCCATGTAGGTCGCCGTGGTGACGACCGTTGAGGCCGCCGATGCCAGCGGAGCCAGCCCGCCGTTCTGCACTTCGTAGATCCCCTGGGTGACGGTGGTAGACGCAGCGCCGCCGATGTCCCACGCAACACGGTGTCGCCCATCGGGCAGGCCGGTGTTCTCGTCGACCGAGACAGCCTCGACGATGTGGTGGGTGTTGGCCTGACGAGTAGCACCCGACTGGATGCCGAACATCGCCCGGAACGGGATGCGGAACGTCTGCTTCGACAGCAGTTCGGCATAGCCCGCTGCGGTCGTGCCGGATGCGATCGTCAGCACACCTGCCGACTGGGACACCGTCACGCCGAGGCTGGTGGTGACATCCCAGTTGTCGGCCACCGGGGACGTGAACGAGTCACGCCACTTGGCCTGGATCGAATCGATCGTGGTGGTGCCGTTGTCCTGTTCGTATCCGGCAACGGCAGGCACCCATACTTGGTTGGGCCCGCGTCGTGCCGTCATCAGTCGAACCAGTCCGAACCTTCGGTGACGTACGGGGTTGCCGCACCCGAGCCGACGACGGACAGCGCGACGTACTTGGCGCGAGGCGACTTGAACACGACGACTCGGCCGCCAGCCGGAACGTGCCAGTTCTCGTCGGCCAGCGCGACCGCATCGGTGGCATCGGCCCTGGCCGCCGCAGCGGCAGCCGTGCTGCCGGTGAACACGCGCACCGCCAGCGTCTGCGTGGCGTGGGTGTTGCGCACTGCCACCTGGTTGACGGATGCCGTCAGGTACGAGGTCTCAGCGGTGGTGCCCACCGAACCGTGCGTGATCAACTGACCGTTGTTGTCTGCCATTGCCCAGAACCTCCATCGTTCGTCGGGACTTCGATGGCTGGCACGTTACACAACGCGCAGCGACGCGCGGTGCATTGGCGCAACGAGTTCGCCGTCACCGTCGATCACCGTCAGCACCGGGCGGCCTCGCTGGGCCACCCACAGTTCGTCGGCGCTCAGTCTTTCCGAGGGAACGGCTGATCCGCTGTCCCTCGAGGTGGCGTCTTGCGCGCCATCTTGCGCCAGTCGTGCACGGCCACCAGCGTCACCGTCAGGAACAGCGCACACAACACGATCGCGATGGCGCTGTCGATGAGGAACCCGAGCCATTTCATCAGGATACCGCTACCACTTCACCTTGTGTTCCAGTAGTTCCTTGGCAGACGGTTGTCCACCTGCTGCTGCATGGTGGCCCAGCGGATGTTGCCTGGTTCGTAGTGGCCGAATGGGTCGATTCGGTCCAACGTCATTCCCTCAGGACGAATGCCGATGCACTCGATGAGGTGCTGCAACGAGTCCAGTCGAAACTCAACATTCGCGTAGCAAGGGTGATGGGCTGCTCCCATCGCGCATCGCCGCTTGGCCCTGTAGAAGCTCGTTCGCGTGCGCAGCAAGTCGGGGTCATGCTTGACCCCCGTGCCTTTTGCGGGGTGGTCGCGTTCCGCAAAACGAATCCGGTTGTGGCATCCCTTGCAAATCAACGGCCTGAGTTGCCTGACTGCTCGCTTTATCACGTCTGATCTGACCAGACGAAGTTCAGTACAGATGGGACATTCCACTTCGTAGTGAGCGTTTGCGTTTGGCATACTGACAGCATATCGCACTACCACTTAGGACTGTTCACCACTTCACTTTTGACGACCAGTACCGGGCCGACAGGATGTCAGGCGATGCGTCCTGGGCGTCATGGCGCGCGTAGTACGACTTCTTGCGGGCCTTGTCTTTGGCCGAGGTCGGGTTCTTGCCCGCTCCCCGCACGCCCTGCTGGCCGAAGCGGACGAGCTTGACCTGCTCGCCCTTCTTGGCCAACACGGCGTGCGACTTCGTCGGATGGTTGGGCGTGCGCTTGGGCTTGTTGTAGCCAGCGAACGTCTCCGAGCCCCGCTTGATTGCCATGCTGCTGTCGGCTCTACTTGCCGCGCCGCATCGTCAACAGACCGCCGCCGCCACCGCTGCGTCCACCCTTGGTGCGCTGCTCTCGCTGACGCTTCTTCTCCAGCGCCGTGAGGTACTTCTGTGCTCCTGAGTCAGCCATGACTACTTGCCTCGCGCGAACAGCCGGCCGCCGCCGCCACGCCCGCCGCCGCCGCCGCCGATGCCACGCCCGACGCCGCCGCCGCCACGATCCACCCTGGTGGCTGTTCGAGCGCCGCCTGTTGCGGCACGACCATCCTTGATGGCAGTCCGGCTTACTTTGCCCTTGTCCGGCATCGGATGATCGTCATTGCCCCCATACCAGCGTGCTCTGCGCCGACTGCTCTCGATCATCGGGCCTTGCGGCCCATACTTACCGACAGCCGGCCGGGACGGCTTGCCAGCTCCGGCTGGCTTGCCAGTTGCACGCACCCTGGGAGTCGCCTTGGAGGTCGTCCCCGGTCCTGAATCGCCGGGCTTGGGGTCAGTGGGAGACTTCGGCTTGGGAGTGGCCGACTTGGGTGTCTGCTTCTTGGCGGGCATGAGCCGAACGATATACCACGTTGCCACCGGAAAAAGCGGTTCTTCGCCGCGCACGCCTTTGTCCCCGTGAACGGAGATACTGTTCGCCTCGTCGCTTGTCGCAAGACCTCGACACCAGCCCCCGGTGGGATGCCAGTCTCCCGGGGGCTTTGCGCGTGTTTGGCGTAGCCCTCTGTCCCCCAAACGGGTGACCCCTGAACAGGGGACTACCGAAGGCTCTCAGGGTATGCCATACTGAACAACGAAGGCCGCCCCCTGAACGCTCGAGTTACCAGTTCGAGCAGGGACGGCCTTCGTGAATGGGATGCGGAGATCATACCCCGCATCACGAGATGGTGCAAGGAGGAACGATGGCCCGCATGAACTGGGACAAGACAGAGCAGAGCCGCAAGAAGGCGCTGATCCGTGCTGCCGCCGACGAGCTTCCCCACACCATCAGAGCCAAGTACGCCGGACAGTGCACCGAGTGCAAGGTCCACTACAACGCAGGCCAAGGAATCCAACGGTCAACGGCCGGCTGGAAACACGCCCACTGCGCAATCACCCCATCCATCCACGACCTCATGACACAACGGCGCGAAACTCTGCGTCAACAACGATCAGCCGCACGCTGATCAGCCTCACACCTTGCGACCAAGGTAAGACGGTCGCCACTTCGGAGATGCTGCATGTTCCACTGCCCAGGCCGCTGGGTACTGCATGGAACAGATGCCCACAAGGCCTCTCGCTCCGAAGTGAGTATCGAGGCATCAGTGCATCTCCATGTCGAGCCGTACATACCAACACGGTCGGGAGTCTGGGTGTGGCAACCAGACGGGGGATTCCACAAGTCTGTCTCCGCACAGCCAGCCATGAGTGAGATGGGGTGACCACCTCCCTGCACAACGAGAGCCCCGACGCTTGGGTGTGTGACCGTAACCGTGCTGACAGATAGGGCAGGACGGTTATATAGGTGGTGGGTGTCCCGGCACATCGGCTTGTTCTTCTCTCGC